TTCTTTTATTCAGACGAATTATTAAATATTCGTTTATTTGAGCGAATGATGTGGTATAATAACTACGATAGCCTATCATATATAAACACCGATGAAGACATGTGTTAGGAAACGTCGACCATTCCTTATAAAATAGTTAGCCATTCTGGAGTGATCACCAGAATAATTGGGGCTATATTAGTGCGAGCCTCCTAAAGAGTTATATAATGATAGGTATTATGGCTTTGCGTAGTGTGCCAAAAACACTACCTGCAGGGTTTTACTCGGGAAGTAGAATATAGTGTGTTGAAATCCACACGCCCTGCACATACATAACCCGTAACATTGCGATTCATCTCATCGCGATATAAAATTGAGGTCGTTTGATTTTGGTTGTTTTACAGATGTTATCGGTCACAAAAACAACTAAACCCCACTTCATCACGAGGTGGGGTGTTTTGTGCTTAATATAATAATCCATTGACTGTGTTATATTAAACTCTAAAAATGATAATGAATCACTATTTTATCGTTGCTCACGTCAATCCTTTGAATCAATAAGTGTATCAGTACCTGTAATTGCTCTTCATCAGCACGCTCGAAGTCAAATGATTTAAGGGTATTCAACATTTCTAACTGTACCGTATTATCAATTTTGGATACATCTACGAGTGCTGCACGTTCTAAATTAAGTTGCTCAAGCTTTTTATCAAGTGTTGGCTTTGTGATGGTTTCATCCACATACAAATCAAGCAGACGTTCAATACGCTGGTCAATATCATCTACCCTTTGATTGATGACAGCAGGGTTATCCTGCTTATTCATACGTTGCGTGGTCAGGTCAACATCAATTTGTTTAATCTGATCAATCACATACTGCTCAAGTTCTTCTTTTTTAATTCCTCTTAAATCGCACTTATCCGTATTACCGTTCATACGATTGCGTTTGTTCGTATTGCATTTATAATAATACTTTTCGTAACGTTTACCTTTATAAGTTGAGGCTGACCGTGTACCCATCACTTTATAACCGCAGCACTTACAATATGTAATCCCTGTCAGTAAATACAACTGTTCAGATTTACGCCGTGTATTGCGTGATTCCGCCAGCTGACGTGCCATTTTAAACTGTTCGGGGGTAATGATGGCTTCGTGGTTACCAGGATACGTAAGCCCTTTATAAACGTTCACGCCTGTATATAATTCACGGGACAGTATATTGCTGACAAGGTTGGTACTCTTCAACTGATTCGGGTACTTTTTAGCCATCAGCTGATAGATGGCAGAGATACCTTTACCGCGGTTGTATAAATCGTATATTTCTTTGACAATCATTGCCTCGTACTCATTGATCGTGAGTTCATCATCTGCGTAATCATAGCCATACACTTTGCCTGACACACCAAAACCGCACCATTTACCCGACTTAACCCGTTGCAACATACCCAGTTGCGAACGCTCCTTGAAGTTCTCACGCTCCAACTGGGCAAATACGCTCAATATACCCACCATAGCGCGTCCGAATGGTGTAGACGTATCAAATGATTCAGATAGACTAACAAGGGCTGTGTTACGTGGATTGAGTCGTTCTTCGATAATGTACAGGGTATCTTTTTGACTGCGGGACAGCCGATCCAGTTTGTAGACTAGAATAGTAGTAACTAAATCATTATCCACATCAGTCAGCAGTCTAGTAAGTGCAGGTCGATTCATATTGCTGCCTGAATACCCACCGTCATCATAGACCTCTATATCAGTCAAATCACGGGACAGGGCGTAGGCACGCAAACGTTCCTCCTGTGCAGCGAGCGAGTAGCCGTGTTCTTTTTGTTCAGAAGTGGATACTCTAATATAGATTACTGTTTTCATAGTAACCTCCTTAATAAAACTTCTGAACAGAAATGACACGGCCAATAAAATGAATCTCATCATCTTCTGTATAAATTTGAGGTAAGTGGTCGGGATTGTTGCTCTCCGGTAATAATATTATTCTTTCGTTATCATATTTAACTCGCTTAACAGTTGCGTTATATCCGTTAATTCTAACTACACCAATTTGTCCGTTTTCGATCACGCTATCTTTTTCAACAAGGACTAAATCATTTTCTTTAAATTCTTTATCCATCGAATCGCCTGTGACTTTTAAGTAAAATAGTTCTTTAGTAGGGCTATTTAAAAAAGCTGGCACTTGTGCATACTCAATAATATTTTCTTCCGAATATAACGGTTGACCAGCTGAAATCTCAGAAACAACAGGCACTTGATTTGTTTTAATAGTTTCTAGTCCCATAATATAGAGTGGGGAAACGCGTAAAGCTTTAGCTAATTTTGCAATCTTGTCTCTACCCATGTTTGCAATATCGCCATTCTCCCATTTTCTGACTGTTGATTTACCTACACCTGTCATATTACCGACATCTTCTAAAGTTAGTCCTAATTCTAATCTACGCTCTTTTAAGTTAGGTTCCATTTTTGATACCCCCCTGTAATTGATGAGTTTATTATAATATAAGAGTGTCATAAATGAAACTATTTTATTTACATTAGATGAAGAAAAAATATATTGTGTCATTTTAGAAACTTTTTGTTGACGTTTTAGTTTCATTCATGGTACTCTGATAGTGTCCTAAATGACACGAAAGAGGTGAAATAATGAATAGTGAAAAACTTCAGGACAAAGTCCAAGAACGAGGTTACAGTGTAATTGATTTTCTTCACACATTGCATAAAAATGGTGTTCCTATGAGCAAGAACTCATACTATCGTAAGCTAAAAGGAGAAACTGAATACACGCGCACTGAAATATTGGGTATTCGTACTGTTTTGAGATTATCCAACAAAGAAGTGAACGAAATTTTTTTTGAAGAAGAAGTGTCCTAAATGACACAAAGGAGGTAAACCTATGAAACGCACATTCAAAATTATCAACCTGCGTGCTGATGGTACACCGTTCGATCCATCTACCATCAAATTAAATGACGTTGCACCACAACTCGTTGAACAGTTGAGTTTAGTGGTTAACGGTCGTAAGGAGGACATTGCATGAAAAATTTAACAAGCATTGCAGTTGCAATCATCATCTTCATACTCGCCGCAATTTATGTAGTGTATAACAATCAACCAATTAACACTGGATTGTTTACAGCGCTTATGCTTGGAGTTTTGACGTGGATGATGCTGAAAGTAGGGATGAGTAATGAAAGATAATTTAGACCTAGCACATGAGCATTTGGCAAGGCAGGACAGACAGCAGGTGGAATATCTAAAGGAGGTAAATAGCGTGGCAGAGATTCCGATGATCAAACACTTCACATTTTTTGAAGCAGCATTATTCAAAGCTGATGTTATCAGATTTGAGAACGATTCACGCTACACCATCATTGATAGTCATTTCAAAAATGGCAAAGGTGGATTCATTGAATATATGTATAAGGATTAAAAAAACACACGCCAAACGGCATGTGCGTACGATTAATTAGACACTAATAGTATAGCACATCCTTGAGCGCAAGGAGAGATGAAAATGTTAACACCACAAAATTTATTATGCGAAGTCAGTGAGTTATCGGAAAAAATCGCCTTTCATCGACTAAACGCAGAAGTCACTTTTAAATGTCTGGAAGATGAAGATGTGATGATAAAGTTCACGCATTATGATGTGCGTTACAAAAGTAACAATTCATCCATCTATCTATACACTTTCACAAACCCTCATCAAAAGCAGGCATTTTATTATCAGATTGATAAATTATTCGAAACAGGAGGATTATTAGATGAATCTATTTGAACTAACAGGACAATATCAGCAGGTCTACAACTTAATCACTGAGCAAGGTGATGAGCAGATACTGACTGACACACTAGCAGCTATCAATGATGCACTTGAAGAAAAAGCGGACGGTTATGCAGCTGTTATTCGTTCACTCGAAGCAGACAACGATGCTATCGATAAAGAAGTCAAACGACTGCAGCAGCTTAAAACAGCAAACACGAACGGTGTTAAACGTATGAAAGACGCACTGAAAGATGCAATGATCCAGACAGGAAAAACGAAATTCAAAACTGCGCTTAATTCATACAGTATCCGTAACAATGCACCCTCACTTGACATCACAGATGAGTCATTGATTACGAACGACTTCTATATCGAGCAAGAGCCAAAACTCGATAAGAAAGCACTGCTGCAATATGTGAAAGACAATGGCGAGTTCCAAGGCGTTTCACTTAAAACTACACAGAGTTTGGTGGTGAAGTAGGATGGCACTTAAAACTACATCAGCTACTGAAATCAGTGCAAATAAAGCAACTTACCTTATCTATGCTCCGCCTGGTACAGGTAAAACACATACATTGAATTTTCTTGAAGGTAAGACGTTATATATTGCTATCGATAAGACGCAATATCCTTTGAAAGGTAACGAAAACATCGACATTGTTGACTTTGACACCCATAACGCATGGGAAGAGTGGGTACAACTTGCTAAAGATTTGACGGAAGCAGACTTGTCAGAATACGACAATATTGCTATCGATAATATATCTGAATTATTTCGTTCCCTCCTTGCCAATCTTGGAAGAATAGGAAAGAACAACAGAGTGCCTGGCATGGCAGATTATCAACGAATTGATTTTATGATCATCGACAGTTTCAGATTTCTGCAGAAATTGAATAAACGTCTTGTATTCCTTGCATGGGAAACGAACGATGAATTTCATGCAGAGACAGGACAAGTATTCACTAGAACATTTCCTGATGTCCGAAAAACTATCATGAACAACATCATGGGTCTCTGCCAAGTCGTCGCTAAGCTGAAATACAACGAAAAAACAGAGACGAGAGGATTCTACCTGCAGGCAACAAACAGTATCTACGCTAAGAATCAACTGGATAACCGTAAACACTGTAAACAAGAAGAGTTGTTCCTGGTGGGTGATGTTTCTGAATGACATTCAACTTACATCCATACCAAGAAAAATTAGTACGACGAGCAAGAGATTCATATAAGCAGGGTTATAAATTCCCTCTAATCGTCAGTCCTTGCGGGAGTGGTAAATCAGTTGTCATCTCTGAAATAGCACGCTTGACCACAATGAATAGTAAACGTGTGCTGTTCCTAGTCCACAGGAGAGAGTTAATCGACCAGATCAAAGAAACATTCGCTAAAAACAACGTAGCTCTCGAACTGGTGGAATTCGGAATGGTGCAGACCATCGTCAGACGATTAGATAAAACAATCAAACCTGACTTAATCATCACTGATGAATCACATCATGCGAAAGCTGGGTCATATAAAAAGATTTACGAATACTTTGATGGTGTACCCAAACTAGGATTCACTGCAACGCCAATCCGATTGAATGGTGACGGGTTAGGTGATGTGAACGACATCATGATTGAAGAAGTCGATGTGCAATATCTCATCAACAATCAATTTCTCACACCATTTCGATATTTCGCCCCTAACCTGATTGATACCGATGTCTTATCTACACGGATGAATGAATTCACTACAGCATCAATCGATAAAACAATCAGTAAGAAGATTTATGGTGACTGTGTAGAACATTACAGAAAGCTCGCAGACGGTGAGAAAGCCATCGCCTATTGTCACAGTATTGAATCATCAATCAACACTGCACAAGCATTCAATGATGCCGGCATACCTGCAGCACATATTGACGGTAAGACACCTAAACCGATACGGGATGAAATTATCCAGAAATTCCGTGATGGTGCAATTCAAGTATTGAGCAACTGCGAAATCATCGGGGAAGGTTTCGACGTACCGGATTGTTCGACAGTCATACTACTCAGACCAACACAATCTCTCTCACTTTACATTCAGATGGCGATGCGGGGGATGCGGTACAGACCGAACAAAACATCAATCATCATCGATCATGTAGCGAATTATAAATTACACGGACTGCCGAATACTCCAAGAGAGTGGTCGTTAGAGAGTAAGAAGAAAAAGAAACAAAACTCTATCTTCGCTAAACAATGTCCCGACTGCCAATACGTCATGCCAAGTGCATATACGATATGCCCTGAATGCGGACATGAGTGGGAGACAGAGAAAGAAAAGGTTGATTATGAAGTCGATAAATCAGCAGAACTGATTGAAATCGATACGAGTATTCAACTGGATTTAGATAGACCTGAAGATTGTACCACGATGAAAGAACTACACGAACTTGCCAAACGACGAGGATATAAAGCTGGCTGGGCATTCCACCAAGCCAAACTATTAAAAATTACAAAATAAAAGGACGGTAATTAACCATGACAAACACATTCACATTAGATTTTGAAAACACTTTTGAAGGCGGCGGCATTAAAGACGGAACTTACGAAGTGGTCATCACTAAAATGGCAGAAGATGCAACACCAAGTGGCGCTGAACATATTGACTGCAGACTGACTGTCAGAAACGACATCCAGCAGTCACATCAGAATCAAATCGTATTCCATAAAATGTGGAAATCTAAAAAAGATGGTAAGTATTTCATGCCAGCATTCAACACAATGGGTAAAGCTGCACAACTTCAAAAAGGAAAAACGTATACATCACTAGATGATCTATTGAAAGACTTCATCGGCAAACCAGTAAAAGTCACAGTTAAAAATGAAACATCTGAATATAACGGAAAAACTTACGAGAACTTAAACGTCAAACGTTGGGAGACAACAGATTTCCCACAAGTGGCACATAAATTCAAAACTGAGGACGGCCAGAATCCATTTGCTCAACCAACCGGAGCGATTGAAATCGATGATTCTTCGATGCCCTTCTAAAAACAAAATACGAGGGTAACCAATCCCTCTATTTTTATGGATTAAAGGAGGAAAATCATGTATTCAAAAATACCGTATGAACTAAAAGAACTGAATAACTGGTGCTGCTTCAAAAAAGAATGGGAAGAGCAGCGACAGAAATATACAAAACGCCCTTATACACCGACAACCAATACACTGGCAAAATCAAATGACCCGAATACATGGGTGTCCTTCGATGAAGCACTTGAACATGTAGACAATTATGACGGTATCGGCTTTTTCTTCACTGCACCATATATCGGCGTAGATATCGACGATGTGAGCGATCAGATAGAGGCCTATAAAGAAAACGATGAAGTTGAAAATACAGTCAGTGAATTTATTGAACTGCTATCAAGTTATGCGGAGATATCACCTTCCGGAAATGGCATACACATCATCGTGAAAGGTGAACTACCACCAAATGGCAGACGTAAAGGTAACATCGAGATTTACGACAAAGGTCGATTCTTCACTATGACTGGTAATAACATCGGCGGTTATCAATCCATCAATGATGATAACGATTATGGTCATCTGAAATTCCTCCACAGTAAATATATCGAAACTGTGCAGGACAACAAAATGTATAGAAATACTTCGGATGGTGCAGGGAATAATCTGACACTCGAAGAAATCTATACAGCAGCAACCAATTCTAAAAAGGGTCTACGATTCAAAACATTATTCGAAGGTAACTGGGAGCAGTTCTATGCTTCACAGTCAGATGCAGACATGGCACTTGTGAGTGACCTTGCATTCTGGACAGCAAGAGACCCAAAGAAAATGGATGACATGTTCAGAAAATCTAAACTATACCGTGGTAAATGGGACGAAATGCGTGGAGAGAAAACATATGGTGAAATGACTATTCAAAAAGCCATTGATTCCACGACGAGTGAATTCATTCCACTGCAGACAGATGATGATTTTCAGATACATCTGCTGGACGACACGACTGTTCGACCTGTCAAGAAAAAGTATTACGGTTATGACGATACAGGCAACGCAGAACGACTGCGTGATAGATTCGGACATATCGCAAGATTTAACTTCACATCTAAGAAATGGATGTACTATGACGGCAAGATATGGACATATGACATGATCGGCAAGATGAAACAGATTGCTGACGAAGTCATCCATACGATGAAAAAAGAAAAAGTATTCGTGGCCGAGGGTGTAGAGCCGGAAGAAGCTAAAAAACTATTCAACAAACATATCAAGACAACACGTAATCACAATGGTAAGACCAATATGTTAAAAGAGGCACAGCATCTACTGCCTATCACACCTGACGCACTGGATACAAACCCACATCTATTCAATGTACAGAATGGTTACATCAATCTTTTGAATGGTGAATATCATGAGCATGACAAGAATAAGTATTTCACACGTATATCGAATGCGGAATACACCGATAACTCAGACTGTCCGATTTGGGAGGAATTCTTGAATGATATCTTTCTCGGCAACCAAGAGCTAGTGCATTACATTCAGCGAGCAATAGGTTACACATTATCCGGATCAACAAAAGAACAGGTCATGTTTGTTCTTTACGGTAATGGCCGAAATGGTAAATCAGTATTTTTAGACATACTGAATGAAATATTCGGCAGCTATTCAGCAAACATCAGACCGCAGGCTATCATGGCGACTAAAAGTCAGTCAGACGCTTCACCCGAAATCGCAAAACTAGACGGCGCACGCCTGGTGACCACCACAGAGCCGAATGAGGGAGAGCGATTCGATGAAGGACTGATTAAACAGCTGACCGGCGGAGACAAAGTCACTGCCCGTAAGTTATATGAAAATGAATTTGAGTTTATCCCGCAGTTCAAACTGTGGATGGCTACTAACCACAAACCTTACATCCGAGGACGTGACGAGGGGATATGGCGGCGTATGGTCATCATTCCATTCGACAAACAGATACCCCTGCATGAAATCGATTATGAATTAACCAATAAACTCAAGACTGAGCTCAACGCCATCATCAAATGGTGCGTTGACGGATATCTCGAATGGCAGAAAACAGGGCTGCAGGAACCGCAAATCATCAAACAGCAGCGTGATGAATATCGTATTGAAATGGATTCAATCGAAGCGTTCATTGACGAATGCTGCGAGAAAGGGAGTACGCCTGATCATCGAGTGAAGGCAAGTGAGCTGTTCCAGGCATACCGAGAGTGGGCGACTGAGAATAATCAGTATCAGATGACATCTACAAAGTTCGGAATTGATGTTGCAAAGAAATTCAATAAAGTCAGATCAAACGGAACTTATTATATGGGTTTAAAGTTAATCAAAGGTACTCAAAATGAATTTTTCAAGATGAAATATTGAAAATGGAAGGGTTATGGACGAGTTTTGGACGGGTTGACACTAAACCCGTCCGCCCCTCAAACCCTTGATATATCTATATCTATTACTACTTATATTTCTATTTGGACTAGTTGGACTAGTTAATAAGTAAAAGTATATATAAATATAAAAATAATA